TGCCGTCCTTGCCGGCCATTGTGTTGATGGCGCGTTCGGCCTGCGCCCAGCGACCGTAGGCGGCGCAGTAGGCGGCTAACGCGGCGCGGTCTAGCTCGGTCATCAAACCTGCGGCATAGAGCGCACTGCATACGCGGCCCCACTCCACCTTTGCGTCATCGCACAGGAAGGCGGGCGGTGTTGGCTCGCAAAGTGGCAAGGATGCCTCGTTTTTTGGGAGCGCACGTTTCCCTGGGTTGCCGGTGACAAGTTTTAACGCTGTCGGTTTTGGCTTGGGGCCGGTCGTTGCCATTACCGCACGCCTATAAACTTGTGGGTTTGTATTGAAACGCGCCACCCGTTTTCACGCGCTGATTGCATACAAATCTCGGTTGCTTTTTTACTTTGGCTAAGTGGCTGCAACCAAACCAGTTTTTGCAAACCGTGTTCTTTCAGTAGGTTTTTCAGGTTTTGTATGTCCGCATCTTTTCCTACCGGGTACTTTATCTCGTTGGCCCTCTTTAGCGCTTCGACGTTCATTGAAAACCCACCCGGCATGTTTACCTTTGGGCTTACCGTCACCCATGTATGCCTGTGCGAGCACTTCACCTCATGGGTTCCACTTGTCTCGATTTGGACGTTTTTCCCGGCTTCCCCCAGCATGGTTGTGAGCGCGGTCAGATCATAAAGACAAGGCTCGCCACCTGTAATGACAATCAACCCAGATTTGAATTGTATGCATTTATCAACAATGCTTTGCTCCGTCATACTGGCGAAGGTTTGGGATTCCTGCTCTTTTGCCAGCATATCTGCAATTGGCACCGCCTTTTCTGGCAAAACATCCCAAGTTTGCTTGGTATCACACCACGGGCATCCAATCGGACAACCTTGCAAACGAACAAAAACAGCGGGCGATCCTGTGTAAAACGCCTCGCCTTGTATTGTTTCAAATATCTCATTGACTGGCAGCATCGGTTTACCTTGTAAAAATAGCCGAATTTGCGCCGTGTTCTTTGACTTCAACAGATACGAGACTGCAACGAGGGGCAAACCCGGCATCCTTCAACCATTGTTCGGCGACTTCGTAGATAAGCTCTGAGAATTTTTCACAACCGCCATCTTCAACAATTACAAGCCTCAAAACTCCCAACAACTCACCCTGTTTGAAGTAGTCAAGATGCGGATCATCCTGAGCAATTACGGTCGTGTGATCGAACGTATCTTCCAGAATTTGCTTCAATGGCTTTAATCCACCAAAGTCAACAACCCAGTTCCGCACGTCAAGTTCATTAGCCTCAAACTCAAACCTGAAAGCCAGGGCGTAACCGTGTATCAGGCGGCAATGGCTTTCAGCCCGCCACTGGCGAAAGGCGCATGAGAACCCTAGCTCGTGGCCGTATGTCTTTGTGCTCCGGTGCGTCATCTTGTCGCCTCTAATAGCTTCATAAACTCTGCACGGGCCTCTGGCTTGTCCCTAAAAACACCGCGCATGATGCTTGTTGTCATAACGGTTTCAGTCTCTTTTACACCCCGCCAGGTCATACACTGATGCTGCGCATCCAAAACCAAAGCAAACCCCTTTGGTTTTATGATTTCTTCAATGGCATCGGCCAGCATGATTGATGCCTCTTCTTGAATGTGTGGTCGTGCCATGACCCAATTTGCAAGCCTCACGAACTTGCTTATCCCTATTACTTTTTTCCCCGGCAATATCCCGACCCATAGCTTCCCTGTTATCGGGACGAAATGATGGCTGCATGCGCTTCGTACAGTTATCGGGCCCAAAGTGTAAATTTGGTCAAGTTCTTTGACATTTGGGAACTCTGTTATTTTCGGCTGCTTCTCATATCGCCCAGAAAATACCTCTTTTACATACATCTTGGCAACACGTTTTGCTGTTTCGTTCGTGTTGTGGTCTTTATCAACATCGACAACCAAAGCGCGAAGCAGTGCGTCAAAGCACTTTTCTACTTCTAGTTGAATTGTTTCAATATCGCCATCAATGAGATGTTCAGATATATTGTCATTTGCCAAAAACGAGACACCAGCACTCCTCAGTCTAGTTGCTATTTCTGTAGTGGTGTTCATTTGTGAAATCTTTGAACCAATGGGTCTTCCATTCGGGCATCTGCAAACCCACTTGCGCGCAAAACACACGCATGACATTTACCGCATGGTGGAGTCTCTCCTGCGTAGCATGTATGCGACCAAGCCAGTGCATCAAACGCTCCAGGGAGTTCAATCGCAAATTTGACAATTTCACTTTTACTCATATCCATCAGTGGGGTATGTATCTTGAATGTTGAAATACCCAAAGCCTTATTTATTGTGTCTTGTTGAGACTGAATGAACTCAAGACGGCAATCTGGGTAATTTGCATTGTCTTGTTGGCATACGCCAGTCACCAAATCAAAACAGTTTTTTTCTAGCGCGATGTTTGCGGCCATTGTCAAAAAGAAAGCGTTACGCATCGGAACGAACGTGAGTTCAATACGATTTCCAATAATCGCGTCCATGCTTTTGTAATCTGTGTACGTCTCCAGTTCTGCCGTGCTATCAGTCAAAGGTGAACGACTTTTCAAAATGCCTGGTACATCAATAATGGAATGGGACTTTACGCCAGCCAATTTTGCTACTGTTACAGCAGATTCAATTTCAACACTGTGGCGCTGTCCATAATTGAAAGTTACAGCGTGAACTTCTGCAAATTCTTTGACAGCCCAAAAAAGACACGTTGTAGAGTCCTGGCCACCAGACAATACAACCATTGCTTTATTCATTTATAACGCCTTACTTCCATGTTGTACCCTTCAATCAGAATTTGATTTGCAAGATTCGATGTTGCTGCAGAGAACATCAATGTCTCTAACTTGTTTTGAATATCTAACGACAATCTTGCCACTGAATATCCGCCGATTCTTCTAATGGCACTATAAACGCCAACATTATTTTCTTGCTTTGAGAAATCTTTAGCATCTATGCCGTAGTAAGAAATTGCATCACATATTTCTTTTGATGGCTTTTTAATAAAGCATGATTTGTTAATTTGTTTTGACTTGCCGTGTCCAAAATATAATGTTGCGCTACCAAACCTGCCGCCAGATTCCCATGATGACGAGTCGCACATATAAGGCTTGTAATGTTTTATGAAATTCATATTCGTAAAACCAAGCCAATGAACACGCCTGCCATTGGCGTATTTCATAATACCATTGACAAATCCCTTGTTTTCTGGTGTGCCGACTAAGCCGCCTATTCCAACAACATCACTTGTCTTGTAGAACTCATCCAAGACAGATACATCTTCACCTCTTGTAAAGATTGGAACTGGATTGAACCCACGGCGTAGCATGGTGTCATAGTTTTTAATTGTTTCGCTTGGATTTCCGATTACATCTAACGTGAAGTATCTCCACGGCTTAAACGGCAGCTCTTCTATGAATCTGCAATAATCGTCAAGTTTAATTGGCTTGCCAGCTTTCCATGCCGTGAAAGCACCAGAATCTAATAGAAACCTTATTTTCCCGTTGTTGTCCTTGACAAAGTTTATTATCTCTTTTTTAAGATACGGGTAAGCTACAAGCAAATTTAATAACTTGCTTTTATTGTCATACTCAATCAATCGAAACACCTTCGATGCCAAAAGTTGTTATTGCTTTTTTAAGTTCAATTAGCAAACAATCTTTGTTTTCAGGTTTGCATTTGATAACTATTTTTGAATCAAACCCATCTACATTTTCGCCAGCTCTATCTATTTTTTCAATGTCTGATTCCCATCCATCTTCAAACCCCATAGCCACCGCAAGCTCGCCAGCGTCAAAGCCCAGCAGCGCCATATCAAAATCAGCGGCGTGCAGCGCTTCCAATTCGACTTGCAGCAGTTCATCACTCCACTCGCCCTTGATTGCGAGCTGGTTGTCGGCAATGATGTAAGCCCGCTTCTGCGTGTCGGTCATGCCAGCAAGCTCGATGCACGGCACTTCGGCCATGTCAAGTTTGCGGGCGGCCATGACGCGGCAGTGACCGGCGATGATGCCGCTCTCGCCGTCGATCAGCACCGGATTTGTCCAGCCGAACTCGCGGATTGAAGCGGCAACCTGGGCCACTTGCGCGTCACTGTGGGTGCGGCTGTTGCGAATGTAGGGAATAAGCTCTTCGACTTGGCGGTTTACGATGACTGGCGTTTTTTTCATTCAAAATCAAGGGTTTGACCCCCTGTTGTCAATTTGCGGATGTGAAAATGAAGGGGAACACTCGGTCTATATGACTCCACCCCCCAAAGATTTGACCTCCCCCCTTGGCCATCACCACACCACGCGCCCGGCGGCATCAAACTGCGCGCGCGGCCCATGTCTGCCTTCCTCTTGCGCCTTAGTCGTATCGTGACACCTGGCGCAAAGACTTTGCCAGT